TATATTTGTAAACTTCTGATCTGAACTCATATTTTTCTCCTATTAATAGTGTGGAGCCGAAGCTCCACACTAATTATATATTAACTATTTGCAAAAGGTGTTGCTTCGGTACCTGTACCGATTAACACAGCTTCTACTAAATATACGTTGTCTTCAAGTGCAGTGATAGTAACTGTACTACCTTTGTCTCCACCTGTAGTTCCACCGTTCATGCTGATAACATCATTAGCTGATGCTGGAACGAATGTACTGTTAGTACCATCCGCTACGTTTACGATAGTTGCGTGACCAACAAATTTGTCTGTCCCGTCAGTTTTGATATCGCAATCCGTACAATCTGTGCCTACAAAAAATTTGTAAACAGCACCTAAGTGACTGTTCACATTAGGGTCATTGTCTCCAGCAGTAGCACCTTTGCTATCCGCTTTAATTGTTGGAAGTGTAATTGCTCCATCTGCATCATTTACTTTAATAACTTTACCTGCGTGAGCAGCAAAAGTTAAAGTAGTTTCAGCTGTGATGTTAACAATTGAATCAGGTCCCGCAGTAACAAATCCTCTTTGGGATTTTACCGGTCCTGAAAATGTAGTTTGTGCCATAATTATATCCTCCTAGTTTACAGATCGTAGTCTCTAGGCCGTCGACTATACGCGTCTACGATCTTTTATAATTGTATAGTGAAAAAGTTATACTCCCTTTTTTAGTAGAGTGCAAGAGAGCCTGTGCTTTGGTTTGATATTTATCCAAGATGTAGCTTTTGATTAAGTAGCTACAGAAACTTCTGGTGCTGCATCCTCTATCTTATTAGTAAGATTAGCTATTTTAGCTTCTTCTACCTTAATAGCATTGACAACTTCTCTAATCTTGTTGTCGATTCTTACCATATCCAAAGTGTACCTTTGGTTATCACGCTGATGCACCGCCCACTCTGTCTCGAGACTTCTCTTCTGTTTGTAAAGGTCTCTGACTTGTATTTGCATCTATGGTCTCCTCATAAGTTAGCCATAATTTAGACGAATCAATAAATCCATCTTTTTCCCAGACTATAGCATTTTGTCCTAGTTTGTCAACTAGTGCATCTTCAAAGGCTTTATCCTCATCCTTTGACACAATATCAAAGGAAGCATAGTAGCCATATGCTCTTATCTGTACTCTAAATGTCTTCATGATTACCTCTTCTCTACCATAAAAAAAGGGGGCCCGAAAGCCCCCTTTTTAATTAGTTATTACGCACCTTCAACGCCGAAGATACCTCTAGGGTCAGATACTCCAAATGAATATCTTTCTCTAGCTTTGTATCTAACATTGCCAGTGTCGAAATCACCTTCCATTGCAGTTGTCAATGGCGCTCTGTTGAACATTTTCATACCGTTAGGTACGTCTGTAATGATGTAGAACGAATCACTATCAGTTAGGTAATTGTTCACTCTATAACCTTGAGGAACCATACCCATAGATACGATTGCGTTGATATCATTATCAGCTGTCGCCG